GCCATATTAATAATGTTAGTAAATTAAATAAAAATACTTATGCTGACAATGTAAATCGTGTTAGCATAATTTCAATGATATCTCCAGCAGCACCTGCGGCTTCTAACGCTACACCAATAACTACATCTTTGTCGGTTGTAGTTGTAACGGCTTTACCAGCAGAATCAGAAGTTAAATTAGCACCAACTAAGATTGCAGCACTAGCAATAACTTTACTTGTGCCTAAAAATCTAATTGTGCCTTCTTCACCAGAAGCAGGGGTATTCTGCATTACACCTAATAAAAGGTCAGTTGCACCCTCTCCTAGTTCAGCATCACCACTTGAATCCATTTGAGCAATATAAAACTGCTTTGTAGCAAAGGTTTCACTGGTGGTTTTGCATAATTCGAATGACCGTGTTGATTGACTCATAATATTAATTGATTAATTGATTAAATTTTCATATCCTTTTCGTATTCCTTTGCTAGTTCTACATTTTCACTAAATACTGATTTTAATGCATCTGAATACTTCAAACTTTTATCTCCAGTCATTTTAGTTTTAACAAGTTTATCGATTTTATTTGAAGTATCATCTTCTGAACCAGCGTCTCCAATTTCACCAAAAATCTGAACTTTTGGAAGTTCGGATAAAAGCTCTTTGAATTTAGCCACTTGTCCCTCATTAAGAGACATCATAAAGTTAACTACTTTATCTTGGCTTTTTGGTAAAATCTTGCCTTCGCTATTTGATTCAGAAAATACATAAGTTTTAACTACTTCCTTTGTTTCCATTTCTGTTAATTTCAATAATGCTTCTACTCCTTTATCTGCTTTATCTTGTAAAAGTTTTACTTCACTTGCTGACATCTTGCCCTCGTCATCTTTATCATCATCCTCATCCTTGTCATCTTTGTCTTTATCCTTGTCCTCATCTTTGTCGTCTTTATCTTCGTCCTTGTCTTCGTCCTTATCCTTGTCCTTATCCTCGTCTTTGTCATCATCTTTGTCGTCGTCTTTGTCTTCTACTTCTAAAATATCTTTATATTTCTCGTTATCTTCATCTGTCAATTCATCTTTATTTTCAACTAAAAACTTTTTTTCTTCATCGCTTAAATCAGCGACTTCCTTTTCTAATATTTCTTTTAAAGTCATATCGTTGTTATTAAATTGATTAAATATACATTTCTCTGACAGAACGATTGCTTGCAATTCCTTAAAATAAGGATAGTTAGTCAATGCTCCGCCAGTTAAAACGTTTTTATATACTTTGTGGGTTTGTGGGTCTTCGTATTTCCAATGTATTTCTGGACTGAAATATTTATATGCTTTTTCCTTAAGCATTTGCAGACCTATGTCAGTCCATTCTACAATAGCCCAAAGACCATCGCTCCCTTTATTTATAAGTTTTTTAAACCAGCCAACTGCTGGTAATTCTTCGCCCATCTTAGCGTGTCCCTTTGTGATTGGCACTCCTTTTCTTAATTTAAAATTATTAGCGAATTGTTTAATATCATCCTTAGTAACTTTCATATCTCCATAATCATTATGCTTCCATTTTCCAACTGGGATGATTTGAATTTCCATTTTCTCTTTAACATCTGCTTCTGCAAAAGATATTGGGAATGTAAAAAACATCTCATCTGTTTTTAATTTATTTATTTTTTTATTCATAAATTTATTAATTATAAAGCCCCCACCGAAGTAGAGGCTAATTATCCCTAAGCAGTTCAACAACCTTAGAGATAGAATTCTACTTCTCCAAAACGTTGAACTGTTTTTTAATATACTTTTATTATAACACTTTTTAAATATTAAACAATTATTTTAGAAACTTCGCAGCATCAGATGTCTTTTTAATTATAGGAACTTTTGGTTGTAGCAACTTATTCACCTCGCCATCAAATTTATCTGTTAGGCTTTTAGGAGCACCTGTAATTCTAGGTAATTCCTTTTCGTCTTTCATAATCTCAATCCACACTCCACGACAACCTGAATGAAAAATATCGTTCTTAGTAAATGGGTCATTCTTTTCAAAAACCCTGCCGTCAATACTTAAACAATAATTACAAGTTCTATCGTCCAAAACCTCTGACCTTTGCATTGCATAAATTAAATTACTATATCTTTTCTGAACCAATCGTCTGCCCTGATTTAAGTTTCCAGCTATAACTATTCCCGCAGTGTTTCTTGTTAGTTCTTTAATTTTATCACTCATTACTAATTCAATCATTGCTAGGGTTGCTATTACTGATAATCCTTTTCCCAATCCATTGACCGCAGTTTTTTTACTCTCATAAACCAATCTGTCGAAGTGGTCTTGTGCTATCATATCAGCTTGTAGATTTATTCTTTGAGTTGCTTCATTTGAAACTGGCGGAGCTTGTACTCTCATTTCTTTTGCTACATTTACTTTACCAAAGTTATAAATCTTTTTCAATGTCATTGCTATCAGCGTTGCGTATAGTGCTTTATTTTTCAATGATAACTTTTTCAATTCTGTTCTATCTTTATTTCTTAACGCTCTTTCAAAATCTTTAATATATTTTTCCTTTGACTCTTCTAATAATTCTGTTGAATTTTCTATAAGCTCCTTTTTGTATTTATCAAGATTATTTCTGATTGATTGCCAATGAACTTTTTGTTCTGTGAATGTCAAGGGTCTCCAAGATTTAAAATCTTCCTTAATTACCTCTTTAAACTTTTTTTTTTCACTCCCTGATATATCTTCTTCGCTCTCTTCTCTTTTTGGTAAATTCATTGTATCTCTTAAATGGTCTTCCAATGTATCATCAACAGTTAATGTCCCTGATTGAACTAATCTTTGAATTGAAGTAGTCAATGCGTTATGGTCTATAACACCTATCTTTGAATAATTTATTTTAGGATAATTTTTAACATCAAAATTCAAATCAACTAATTGTTTAATTGCATATTTATTTATTGTATCTGCGACTTGCTTTGCAGTAGCTTCTAATGAAAGGTAAAACAATGATGACTGGTCTTGTGATAATGCTCTACTGCCGACTGATGTTGCTCCGAGTTCTAAAAATTGAGCTAATACAGATAAAACAATTTCTCTATTGTGATGTTGTATTGCATCTTTAGGACTTTTTGTAGTCCCGCCTTTCATATCCATAAATTCAATCTCATAACCATCCGGTTTAATAACATAAGCCTTTTCGTTCGTTCTTATATTTCTTAAAATCTCTTCAGCTTTTGTTTCTTCAACACTCGTCGCACCCTCTGGTAAACTTGCCATAGGAACACCTAAACCCTGACGCTCGAAAGCGACTGCCTCAATTTTATAAAAGTTTTCTTTATAATACCAATGTTTATAACAAACTCGTAATATAGAATTTCCCCACCAATTATCGCCCTCTTTTTCATTACAAAATATAATAAGTTTTTCAATAGGTATTCCAACTTGCTCACCGTCAACCTTGCTCCAAGTAATACCGTCTTGTTTATCTGGTGTCTGCCAACTATAAACTCCTTTTGGCAAACGAGGCGCTAACTTTTTATACATAAACATTTCTTTACCGTTCCATTCTCCCATTTCAAAAATCTTTTCAAATAACATAACTCCCAATGGCAACATTAATAATGCTTGGCGTAAAAAGTCATTCCAAGTAATAGTCATATTTTCAAACAAATTAAACCTGACAAATTCTGCTATCTTTTTGTCTTGCTCATCATCACTCGCTGGCTCTATATACCAATTAGCTGAACGAATAGGCAACGAGCAAACTAAAACAGACGCCTTAATAGTAGCGTCTGATAATCTCATTTTATCATAAATTTCAACCCCTTTGTTTCCTTGAAGTTTTGCTTTGTATTCTTCCGTAATTATACCCTCATAGATTGAAGTTCCTGTATCTCCAATCTCACCAATCGCAATGGATGGTTTCTTTTCTGCGAATGATTTTACAGGTGACCTTTTGAAAAAATTTAATAATTTCATAAATTTAAAATTCTTCAGTTAATATTCCTCGAGTGATAGGTTTATCTATCTCTTCGGTTTT